AAGTATACATCATTCATCACGAAAAGACAAATCTTATTGGATTGCAAATTTGCAGATAAAATAAATTTGCTTTTTTAATTGACTTGGGGCATAATCACTGTGTTAGGGTTGATCGTGACGTATTAGTTAATTGTATCGTTTCCTTCAACGAATACTCTGTATCTTTTCTCTTCTTCCTCGTCTTTTGGAGTTTTCGCTAGATCCTCTAGCATAGAGATTCTTCTCACTGCTTCTTCTTGCGTAAGTTCATCTTCATATTCTAATTCATCCACAGAACCAATAGAACCATCTTTGTTTTTAGTAACAAAAGAAATTCTTTCATGTTCTTCTACAATGCGTTGATAATGAGGAACGAATAGATGATGCAACTTCTTAACGAACATAATGTCTCTTTTTGCAATCACAAATGTTCTATCATCTGAGAATTGGCAAAGAGGATGAGCAGTTACATGCTCACGACCTTGTTCTACTATTGGAATAGTTTTTATGCACATCGGAGATTCAAGCAGAACATGTTCCTCATCTTCTTCTTTGAGCACAGCCATAACCTGCTCACCAGAAGTAAGTTTCATTACAATATAGAATTCGTTTTCGTCTAACATAAATCCACCTCTACTATTTTAACTTTAAATTCTTCTTCAGCGTAAGTTTTGTATCTTTCTGCTGCATGATTTAGAGTATGGTTTTTCCAAGACTTCCAATGCAAATCATCGGCAAGGTCAAATAGATTACATTTAGTCTTGCCATCTTTCAATCTCAATCCACGACCAATACTTTGCAAGTTACGGATCTTGCTCTTTGATGGTGATGCAAAAATGACATTCTCGAGAGACGGTATGTTGATGCCTGTGGAGAATGTACCAAAACTAGCAATAATGATAGCATCGCTCTCACCTTCTGTAATGTGACGTATTGCTTCACGATCTGTAGTATCTGTTCCTCCGTAAACAAAGAACACTTTACGATCTTCATGTACTTTGTCTTTTATTAATTCATATAAAATCTTACCATGCTTTTCAACATACTGGAAAAGTACTAAGGTGTTACCCTCACACTTTACTGCAAGATTACGAATAAATTTATTTCGTTTTTCATTACCTACAAGAAAGTCCATCTCTTCTTGATAAGTTTTATTCTTTTGTGTTTTACGAATTTCTTCGTTATACTTCAACATCACACACATTATATTTAGGGTAGTTAGTCTTCCTGAGTCCATAAGTGCTTTGGTTGTAGTAACCTTATGCACTGGACCAAACATACCTTCAAGAACTAAACGATGAACCTTCTTGTTATCAAGTGTTCCTGTTGTTCCAATACGATAACGAATTTTGTCCATCTTTTCCATAACTGTTGTTAAGGACTTTGCTTTAAACTGATGTGCTTCATCTCCGAAGATTACATCAAATTGCGCAAACCAAGATTTAGGTTGTAGGTATACAGACTGCCAAGTTGTAATCAATACATCTTTGCTAAACTCTTTAGTAAATCCTGCATATAATTTTTGGCACGCACCTGCAGTATTAAAACCATTGGCAGATGAGTAGTCTTCAAAGTCAGTATACAACTGTTCAACAAGAGATGTTGTTGGAACTATAATGATACATTTACGATCGTGTGCAATATGCCAACGCATCGTGGTGTAAATTATAAATGACTTTCCTGACGCAGTGGGAGATAATAGGAGTGTCCGCTCTTTATCGAGAGCAGTCTTTACTGCTTCAACTTGATAGTCTCGGATCTCGATTGGTTTACCACGACCATGAGGATTGAGTGACTTAGCATAGTCTTCAACAATCTCGTGCGTGATATTATTTTGATGAAATACAGGAGTTACGTATTCAATGCCATACCCATTGCGAGTGGCAAACTCTTCAACATATGATACAAGACCAACATAAAGAGTTTTTCTTATCTGATCATATAGACGAACTTTACCATCCCAGAGTCTTGCTCTGAACTGTGGTGTGAATCTTGCACCTGGATATTCATACGTAAAGAAGTCAGCGAGTTCTTGTTCAATAGAACCATCGCTAAAAACTCTAACATAAACTTCGTCTAACTTCTCAATTTTAATCATTACATACCAGCTAGGAATTTCTTCCATTCTACTGCAGTTTTAATCTGCCAGTCACGTGCTTTAATCTGACCAAGAACGGATTCAAGAAAATAAATCATTGTTTCAAGATAATCAATCTTGACTCTAAGAGTATTTAGTTCGGTGTCACCTGAGAGAAATTCATCCATCTCATTCTTTAATGGTTTGACACCTTGCCATTGATCCCAACCAAGATCGGTTAATTCGTCACGAGATAGTTCACCACGATATAGGCGAAACTTATTCTTGCGTAATAGATTGTAATCTGATTGGAGTTTGGTATGTTTAAGTTTAACATTGACAAGTAGTTTTAAATACTTGGCATGTAACTTGGGAGTAGCTGTGGTTGTTTCACCGAGATAGTTATCATCTATCTGGCAATCTAAATCCCACGCTTCTTGCAATTGTTCAATATTCATAATATCCTCACATTTATATACTGCTAATTATACCGCAGTATTACAAAAAAATCAAGTTTGTCTTACAAGAATTTATAGTATCCGTAGCGGAATGTTGCATTCCCAACTAGGTATTGCACATCTGTATTTGTAGATGCAAACATCAATGAATCAATCGTGATTGGAAACATATCTGTGAATTGCACTAACTGTGCTGTTTGATTATTACCACCAAGAATTTGCAAAGTTCCATCAGAGTAGTTCTTTGCTAATTCAGAATAATTCAATGTATCAGTTGCGCTATAAGTGATGTACTGTTCATAATCTTGTGGAAAACCTAAAGCGATAATCCAGTTGTAGATTGCTTTGTAGTTTGCCATATCAGAATCAACTAGGAACTGAACAGTCAGTTGATCATAGGTTAATGTTTCACCTGGAATTGGTTGCACATTAAATGGGTTACCAAACTCAGGAGCACCGAGAGTGATACCTGGAATATTTACCGACTGACAAAAGAATGACAGATTAGGTAATTTGGTAATGTTGAACATAAATCCATTAGGTGATAATGGAGTAATGTTATCTGGGATCGGACAGGAAATAGTAGTAGCCATGTTATTATTTATCCAAATAAAAAAGGGAGATCTCGAAAGACCTCCCTTAAAGTACCGCTTCTTCGTCGGCTTCTTAAAACCGACTAACCGATTACATTAGGTTAGAAACCTTAACACGACGGTAGTAGTAGTTCACATCAGCAGTCAAGTTGTCCTGACCACCAGTGCCGTCATCCAAGTTAACGAATGGGTTAGCAACTAGACCGTAACGAGTCTTGAAGCCAATTTTTGGCTGGAAGCTGTTAGGATCAACTGCACGAACCATTTGCAATGGAACATATGGGCAATAGAACAAGCCAGCGTCAAAAGCAGATGCGCCTTTGTAGCCAACAACGAAGAACTGAGTAGCAGATACGTTAGAAGTATATGGGTCAACATAAACTTTGTACTTGCCATTTAGAATACCAGCGAAAGTAGTAGAAGTGTCATCTACAGTCAAATCATTCTTACCAGTTAAACCAGAAGAATAATCTAACACACCAGCCATAGCGAGAGCAGAAGCTACGTCAGCTGAAGTGATGATCACGTTACCACGACCACGACGAGTTTGTTGACCGATAGCATTGGCTTCACGTTCGATTTGGAACATTAGACCTTTGAACTTCTCAACAGACCAACGACCATTAGAGTCAGTATCTAAGTCGAATGTACCAGCAGTAGTTACACCAACTTGAGCACCTGGCTTAGCAGTCTTGTAGATTGTACGGATAACTTCACGGTTGATTTCAGCAAGAATCTCAGTAGAGAGAATGTTGCTTAATTCGCCTTCAGCGTCAAGACCATGAACAGACTTCATGTCTTGTGCTAATTCGATAGAGTATTCTGCCTTCAAAGCACGAGTCTTTGCAGTTACAGAAGTCTTTTCGATAGAGAAAGCCATAGCACCGAAAGAACCATCACCAGAACCACCTTGACCTAAACGCTCGCCATCGGCAGTCGCTAGACCAGTACCAGTAGTTTCAGATCCACCGAAGTCATACGCACCAGAGTGAGTACCTGTACCAGCGAAGTCTGTATCAGCTTCGTTGAATAGAGCCTCAGTACCACCTTGAGTAGAATAGCGTGACTTCATTGCGAAGATCAAGCCAGTTGGTTGAGTCATTGGTTGTACACCGCAAACATCATAAGCGATCATTTGTGGCATTGCACGACGAACCAAGCTGATCATTACTGGATCAAACTTAGCGAAACCGCCAGTGTCACCATAAGAACCAACAGAGTTAACTGGAGCAGCTTCGAACAACGCTTCACGTTGCTTAGCCATTTCACGCTCTTGGTTTTCTAGAAGAACCGCAGTTACTTCTTTACGATAGTTGTCACGAATCTTTGGAGCACTTTCGTGCTCAAGAATCGGAGCCCATTTTTTTACTAAATCTTGACGAGATTGTGTCATTTGGATTTCCTTATTTGTTTAATTTGTTGAGCTGAGCAGCATAAGCGGACATAGTTGGATCTAATTTCTTAGAAACTTCTTCTGTCAATGCTTCTACTGGAGCATCAGTAACTACAGAACTAACTGTAGCTGCTTTAGTTGTGAAATAATTTTCACGGATAGTCTTTACTTTGGTTTCAAAACTTGCTTGGTCTTCATAAGAAAGTTCTTCAACAAGAGACATAAACTTTTCAGTTTCTGTATCTGTCAAACCTTCGCTTACAGTCTTAACGATTTCAGCACGATTGCTTTCAGCAAGAGTCTTGCTTAGTTCAATGTTAGCTGCAACTTGTTCATTAAGTTTTTCTTCCAATTCATCGATCTTAGATTCCATTTCGCCAAGCACATCGAATTTCTCTTCAGGAATATCGATATAGTGCTCTTCAAATAAATTCTTCAGACCGCCAATGAAACCTTCAAGAATATCGGATTTCATACCACGCTCTAGGGCAATTTCATTCTGTGTCATCCACTGCTCGGCAATATAACCGAGGTATCCATCAACTTGCTCAACAATTCCCTCTGTATTCTTCGCAACAGCTTCCGCTAGTTTGCTTTCGAATTCTTCTTCAATACGAGCAACTTCTGACTTAACACGAGTCATAACAGCTGCTTCAAAAATAGTTTCTGCTTTAGCACGGAACTCTTCAGATAGTTCCTCGCCATTCAACAATGCGTCAACATCTTCTTTAACGCTAGTACCTGTACGAATGACTGCTTGATCACCAGCAACTGCTTTAGCAGTAGCAGGGTTTGATTTCTGGGATGTAGCATTTGCAGCTTCATCTTCGTTATCTACATTGTTTTTTGCATTGGCTTCATTTGGTGTTTCACCACCATTTGGTACATTATTAGATGCATCACGGATAACAGCTTGGTTGCCTGCTACTGCGCCATGTGTACCTGGATCCATACCACCTTCTGTGCCTGCTACTTTGAATTCGTCTA